CACTGGCGTTATTCCATCTGAATTGCTCAGAAAAGGCCCTACCGGAAATGTGGCGATAAATTTTCCGATTAGTTCTTCCATCTTACCTCCTCAATCGCTTTCGATAATTCATGATCATCGGTATTAAAGAACCAGGAATAAATACATAGGCGCCTATTTCCCATCCGTCCCCGTGATCGTCCTGATCGAGAGTTGTAACAGCATCAGGCCATACTGAAATAGGCGATAATCCATCATCATAAGTCGCCCCTAAATCAGCACCAACGTCTATAGCTGGGCTTCCCTTTTGTAGCGTAAAGTCATCTCCAGCAGCGTTGGTGAAAAGGGGATCGCCAGAACCTCCACTTTGGTCATAAGCATTAGCTTCATACGCTTGCCATTCTGCAAATGTTTTAAAAACGGCATCCTTATTGACATAAATAGAACGGCCAAGGGAATGAACACCATAGTAATTATTATCTGCTGTAAGTGTCTGTCCTACCATCAAATAAGAAACTTGAAAACCGGAAGCCGCAGGCGTCTCTCCGTTATAAAAAATTATATTATTTTTCAGAATATGTGTGTCATCGTTAAAAAGATATATACCGATTAGATCATTATCATAGGCGACAGAGTTATATATAATTGCGTTAGAATTATTACCAACTTCCCAGCCTTCATTGTTCCCGTATGATATACAACTCTGATATGTTGCTGTAGAGCCAACAGTTGCTTTCGCACTAAATCCCGCTGATACATTATCGTAAGCTCTGCAATATTGATATGTAGCTGTCAATCCCCCGATACCACACTGGATATCAAATCCATCTTGGGTATTATCATGAGCTATACAAGCTGTAACCACGACATTTGTGCCGTGGTTCATATTCATTCCATCAAACCCATTGAGGTTAGTATTAACTCTTTCTAACAACAGATTATTAATTCTGCATGAAATTACTAAGCCATATCCTGTATTCCCTGTTGTCTCAACATCTTGTATTGTCCAATCTGTAAGTGCCGCTACTTCCGTATCTATCTCTATCCCAGCGTTAGTACAACTGTAGACATATAGATTTTGAAGAGTAATATAGTTGATAGTAGACGTATCAACCCCAGATCCAGCCCCATTAGTAATCCGCATATTTTGAATCGTTATATATTCATTGTCTCCCGTGACATTACCATGCATATAATTACGATGATAAATCCTGCTAATTATAGGATCTACGCCTTCACCATATGCACCATAAATTACGTGGTGACCAGATGTGCCCGTGCCATATAAGTATAATGTTTCAGCCCATGTTTCTCCACACTTGAGCAGTATCTGATCATCAGAAGTAAACTCAGTAGCCTGAGCAAATGTTGCCACTTTAGCTAATGTCTCCCAGGCCAATTCTTCTGTTAGCCCCGTGTCAGCATCATTTCCAGTTGTTTTATCCACATAATAGACTGTTGCAAACGCCTGAGACCCTACCAGCAGCATCAAGACTATGATTATAAATCCAAAAAGTTTCTTTTTCATAGTTGCCATTTCCTATTTCCTATTTTCTTATCACTCTATCCTCGGACGAACCGCACATAGTACTTATTCGGCTGTTTAGTGCCATAGGCCATGTTCCCAATGCCGAAGTGCCCGTAGAATGCGAAGGTGTTAGAACTCAAAAGCGTAGACGCCGTCCAGTGATAGTTTGCGGGCGTTGACGGAAACACAGTGGTATCTATGCACGGGTTGCAATTACCCAGATTGACAATGCTGGGCAGTTCCAAATAATTCGGGATTCGCCAGTCCGTGTATCCACCCAGGCTGTTTGCGTTGGCCTGGGCCAGGGCATCCCAGATCAAATCAGCCACCGTGGCAAAAGACACCGAGGCCCCTGCTGCCTCATCTGCCAACGCCTCAGCGGTTGTGATGTTGTTGGCATCAATAGCGGCGACCGTATATGTGCCGTCATTGCTCACAGAACCGGACACAGTGAACTTCCTACCTACACACAACGCCCCTGTATCGAATTGTCCTGCAACTGAATTAATTATCTTGGTGGCCAGGTCAAAACTAATGTCCGTCTTACTCGCCAGTGTCCATTGCTCCCAGAACAATTTTCCATCCGCAGCCGGGCCAATATCGGCGGCTGGCACATATCTTGCCCACATAAGCCCTGTGCGCAAATCCTTGACGCAGTTATTGCTCAGGGCATGGGTCTTACCGTTAATTACGATATTGCTCGTCCCGCTATATTGCCCGGTAGTCAGGACAGTATAGCTTTTTGCAATACCCAGCTCCAGATCCCCATCGTCTCCGGTGGCGTACGAAACTGTCTGGCCTGTTTTGAGAAGTTTACATGGATCAGGACGCTCTGTTATAATGTTTTGTGCCATTTTTTCTACCTCTTAATTCCAGTATGTAAACGTAACGCCTTCGCCATTCTGTTCAGAATCAATATAGACCTTGCTGAGATTATCGATTTCCAGAGAATACGTCTCTTTTTTCTCCAGAGCTATGCCTTCCCGTGTGGCCGCCGCTGCTATTACGCCTGAACCGCCCACACAAATCACACCGACGTTATCCAATTCGGCCTGGATATCGACTTTCTGACATTGTGTGTCTGAGGCTAAAGCTACTGCCGTGCCAGCCGCAGCAACCACTTTTCGTCCTTCTCCTACAACGGAAATGTCATGGAATATCCTTGGCATTTTATCTCTATCTGCCATTTTATTTATCTCCTTCCTTAAAAATATTTTTCTGCATAAATATTTGTCTTTGTCTCAATAAGTTTTTGGGTTAAAAGCTGAATATCCTCTTTGCTTTCAAAAACTCCATCAAAGATATTCTCTGCCACCTTGCCCTGGAATTCCAGCATCGACATGATATTCGCATTGATTTGAGAACGTTTATTTTCATCTATAGTGGGCGATAAGTTGGAGGCGAAATCCAAATATGAGAACCTTATCCCCGTCCCGTTATTGAGCAGTTTCACCGCCTCGCTGTAATATGTCATGCCATCGATACACATACGGAGTTCATTCTCATTGAGCAGTTTACGCCACAAAGTTATGGCCTCGCGCGCGTATCCCCTGAGTGTATCTGTGAACTGTCCGCCGTTAGTTTCAAGGCTGTATTTTACTTGATGGATCATGTCCCGCATGTATAGGAAATTACCGAGTCTCCGATCAGGATATTTTATCCGGTCTTTTTGCATCAAAGGCCAATTGCGCTGAAACCGTTCCCGCCTGATTGCCTCGGTTGCATATCCGGTGTGCATAATAGCTACGTCATTGAGCACGCAAACCTTATCGATCCCTTTGTTAAATTCCATTTCAGGATGTTCATGCACCATACCAAAAAACTTGATGCCTTTATGATTTCTGAAAACACGGCACGGAAGATCAGTTTTGAAAAGGGCTGCGGGCTCCGTAGCGTAATGATGTTGACGGATCGAATATCCATTATAGCAATTTTGCCGCAAATGCTGTGGCAATTTTGCCGCATCCTGCAGGGTCTCATCCGAATCAATCCAGAGTATCCAATCCATAGTCGCTTTTTCTATGGTCTTATTTCTGGCTTCATCGAATCCCTGTTCAAGAGGGCTTTTAATTGTAAATGTCTGTGCTCCGAATTTCCTTGCTACCCGTTCTGTCTCGTCAGCAGTCTTTTCATCAATGCCGATAATGATTTCATCAGCAATCGATTGCACAGTCTGCAAGGTTTTTCCAAGAGTGTATTCCGAGTCCTTTGCGATCATGCAAACCGAAAGTGTTTCGAGGGGGGCTTGCATTCTGAGCTTGCGCGGATAATTGATCCTGCCAGTCGGCAATCCTGATGTCTGGCAGGTAATCAACCAATGGCCGCAAAAGCCCTTCGCTGTATAGCCTGCCGGAATTGCAAGCACCTTATAATTCCGCTGGTTTCCCCATAGCTCAAAAAGATCCTGCCGTTCGAAATGATGAATATGAGCCCTCCATCCGATATTTTCTTTTTCTTCATAGCCTATGGCCTCCCACGGTCCCAGCGGGACTGTGATCACCATAGTTCCATCGGGCTCAAGATGTTCCAGGAGTATATCGGATATTTCCTGGACATTCGGCACATGCTCGAATATCTCTGAAGCAAGGATTACATCAAATTTTCCAAGCTCGTTATGGGTTTCCTCAAGATTAGCACAAATGAATTTCACCCTGTCCTGTTCGTTAACCTGCTTTGCCCAGGCCAGAGCCACATCAATATTTGATTGCATGAAATCAAGGCCAGTGAATTTCACGCCGGGCATTCTGGCTGCCAGATTCATGGTATAGTGCCCATGGGCGCATCCAAAGTCCAATACTGATTTCGGTTTTAATTCGCTTATAGTTCGCAGAACATGCTGGAAGCGGCCTTCCATGCCTTTGTCTTCCGGGCCATAGATAACCCCTTTTTTCTTCTCATGGATGTAATACCGGGTGTAATGATCGGAGTAATCGCCGGAAAAGTAGAAATAATAGTTTTCCTTCAGGTCCGGCAAGGTTTCCTCTGCCCCATCCATGACAGCGGTTACAATATCGCTCTGTTGTTCAAAGTGCTTATGAAGTCGATAGCGATTTGAGCTTTTTTTTCTGAGTATGTCCTCAAATGTCGTTTCCCATTGCTCTGCAATATCCGGCCATGCCTGTCGCTTTGCCTTTGCTTTCTTGTGCAGGCCATGCCATTTGTGGAGGGCAGTCCTGACAGTTTTTGCAAAGAGCTTTTTATTGACTTGCCCATTATCCAGGTCCAGTAGGATCGCGCCCGCATTTTTCATGGTTTCGGGTAATGCCGCGGTCTTAAATGCGATAAAAGGCGTCCCGCAGGCATTCGCTTCCAGGGCCACCATGCAAGATGTATCTTCAAACGTGGTGGGATAGACATAGAGCATGCAGCGCGACATGAGCTCCGCAAGCTGACGTTTCCCGAGGGCGCCTACATTGCTGACATTTTTTCGTTTATCGCAACATTGCCATAGGTATTCATAGTATTGCCGCATCTGTGGCACTGTATTGTCATAGCCGCATACGTACAAATGGCAATTTGGAAGCATGTCCATAATCCCGTCTTTTCCAACCAGGTTATCAAGGCCCCGCTCAGGGCGTGACGCATAGATCAAAGAATTGGGCTCACGCTCAAATTGCTCAAGACCTTCATACTCTTCATAGGCTATTCCGTTTTTTGTGGCCGTGATAAAGTTTTCTGGGATTCCATAAACAGCCGAGATCTGTTGCTTATGGAATTCCGAAACCGTAAAAACACGGTCCAGATTGATGAGTTGCGATTGAACTTGCAGCGATTGTCGATGCAAAGCCAGATCATGCAACCACCAGATATTGAGCTTGCTATTAAAGATTTTAAGGAATGCGTTATGATGCCGTTGCACGATCACTGCATCATAGGGCGCCTGCATAACGTAGTGAAATCTGTCACCAAGCGGCGCGGCATCTGACGGCCTGCCCAAAAATTCATAAGTGACCCCATCCCATTTGCCGGTTTTCTCGCTATTCGTGAAAACAACGAGGTTATGACCGCGCTTCACAAGTTCACGCGCCATGTAATAAGCCGCGCTCTCCGATCCTCCGAGGCTTTTACCATTTGGGATAGTCTCGCCATCAAACGGCATCCCTGGTATTGCCATTGCAATATGCATAAATAGTACCTCCTGTTTATTTTAGTTTGTTTTCAATCAATTCGATTAAGCTTTCTTTATTTATATATTTTTTTGGCAATGTAATTCCTAAATCATCAGCTGTTTGTTTAAGTTGAAGGTATGTAAGGTTTTTAAGATCGATATTAGATTCTTCTTCCTGCTCTTTTGATTTGACAGTGTAGTCACCTGGCAGATTCATCCGTTTTCGATCTTCCTCTGTCGGTTTAATGAGTCCCGCCCGTATGGCATCGTCTCGTAACATTATAACCTCCGTTATTTTTGGGAAGGGGACCGTTGGGGCCCCCTCCCAGTTATAGGTTACACGCTGGTTACATGAGTCATAAGAAAACCGAGGGCCGAAGCCGTAATTATCTCATCCTGGTAATAACCAAGCTCAATTTCCTCACTCTTTGTTTTCGGATCAAACGGATGCCGTTCTGCAATCATATTCGGCAATCCAGGCTTGTTCCATCTGAAGGAATACATGAATGACGGTTCCTCCGTGCTCGGCCTGCTGGGTGCGTAATACCAGAGGACATGATCACCCCAGAGCAAGCTCAGAGACTGGCTTTGTCCCTCCTGTGCGCTATTATAATAGGCCCGTCCAACGTGGAATGATTCAAGTTCAAAGATTTTCTTGAACTGTTCCATGTTTGCATAGCGAACGCCCTGCTCTCCGGGTGCCCCATCGTATCCGTAGATGATCGAAATTACATCCGCATGTTGGCGGAAATTACGCCATGCCACCTCGCCCATAATACAGCGATTTGGCCTATATCCGGTAGAATCCTGCACATTGGTTATTGCCGTCCAGCAGTTCCCGAGCGGATCGCTATAAGCATTTCTATGCTCGATCCAATCAGAGGCGACCGTAGCGTAAGATCCTACGTTGCTCCCGGAGGTGCACAGATTGGCTACCCTCTGCTCCCAGGAGAGCATAAGTTTTGATTTGATAAATTTCGTCCGGCCTTCTCGCATTTCACCTACGAAAACCGGGTCCATGTTTTCCCTGTCCTCAAGGGTCAACGGCATTTTCAGCGCATAGTTATCAGCGAAATACGTATCAGACGACACGCTTCGCTCGATCTTATTCGCCTCGGTGCCCGGAGCCCTCTTGTCATTCTCGATCCTGTACGCATCCGCAGAACTCCAAATAATGAAATTATCGCTCTGCTTCGGCACAGGAACTATCGGAGCGATAACATCGGCAATCATGCCCTGAGGTTGATAATTGATCGCAACGTTAGAAAGATGCTGATCAATGTGTAATTCGTGTCCTGTTGCTCCCATTGTTTTCTACCTCCTGTATCTTATCTGTACCCTATAATGAGCTAACATCCTGATAAAAAGGCGCTGCAAAGTTAAAAAAGCCGGTTCCGATGCTTCCCGATGTTACGGCCAGCTTTGCCCTCCCGACGGTGTAATAACCGGAATCGGCTAATACAAACCAGCCGGATGTCGTAACTCGAAGCCGGTTCCCGGCACCTGCAGCGACTCCAGCGCGATATTTGAATTCACCCATCACGCCAAATTCAATGTGCTCACTGTTTTTAGGTTTGTTAAGAATTATGCCGCTGGCCTCCTGGCCATTATTTGCTATCTTGCCATCATTAAGAGCAATCGCAAAAAATTGATTGGCGTTAAGGTCCTCAGCAGCTTGAATTGTGCTTGTAATCGCAAACTGTCCATGTGTTGCCATAAATTATTACCTCCTATACGGAGAGATAGCCAAAGGTACCGCCCATAAACAGGGCCTGGCCTACCGCATTGCTCCCGATATTCGCGAGAGCCCTGCCGACCTGGTAATACCCTGAATCACATGGTATGAAATACCCGGAAGTCGTTACGGTAATCGCATTGCCCAGAGAGCAGACTAATGCAGGATCACATCTGACATTCATGATGCCCGCTACTCCGAAATTCTGGGCTGTACCGCTCACAGCCGCGCCTAATGCCACAGCATCTGCCTCTTCACCATTATCAGCCTGCAGCATATCGGCATCTAAGGCCAAAGCGATCCCTGCCAGCATATCTACCTTTGGGGTAAATGACGCGATCAGAATACTGGCTTTATCGGTCCCTCCGGGAAAAGTGAAAAGTCCCGTTCCGTTCGAACCGGATGTTACGGCGGCCTTTGCCTCTCCTAATGTTGGATCGTTTGAATCGGCGGTAATGAACCAGCCGGAAGTAGTCACTGTTAATTTATCGCCCTTTGAAATAGCGGCCCCGGCTTTAAATTTTATCTCGCCGATGTAGCCAAGAGTGATAAATTCTCCACTCTTTGGCTTATTCAGCAGAATTCCACTGGCCTCTTCACCACTATTCGCAAGTTTTCCATCATCAAGGGCGATAGCATGATACTGCAATGAGGATAAATCCTCAGCAGCAGCTATGGTGGTACTCATATATTGATTTTGAGTTGCCATTCTTTAATCACCTCCTCAGTGCTTAATCGTCCCTGTATCGTTTCGCAAGATCAGGATCGGCTTCAAACACGGCCCTGGTAGCGTTTGTGTAATTGATGTCCTTATGCTCGGCCATGTATTTCCTGACTTTTGCAGTAAGTTCCTCGGCCACATTTTTATACGTTTTGGTTTCGTTTGCCGCTTGCTCACGACCTTTTTCGGTTACATCGAAAACCTTGGCATGGGTCTCGATACACTTTTTAAAGGCATCGAATGTGATGGAAAAACCAGCATCATCAGTATAGACATGTTTATCCAGGTCTTTGATCAGGATATCCCTGGCCGCCGGTGTCATTTTACCATCCTTGACCATCTGTTCGCAAAAGGTCTTGATCTCTTCGGATCTGGCCTTTTTCAGATTTTCGGTTTTCTCTTTCTTGAGGGCCTCGGCCTCAGCCTTGTATGTCTTATTCTCAGTCGTGGCTTTCTCAAGATTAGTTTTTGCTTCGTTTAGTTCGTCAGTTAGACGTTTGATTTCTTTCTCGTCCATGATATTTACCTTTCCTTTCTCAATATTTATTTTCCCGCTTTCGTTAACATCAAAAGCATATGTAGCCATTTTTTCAAACGTCCCTGATCCGGGAGTTTGGCTTAAAAATGCTTCAAGGTCTGCAAGATTACTTACCGCGGGAATATCTGTACCCAGCAGACCGACAGCGGAAAGAACTCGTTTGAAAGTCTTACCGCCTTCTTTTAAATTCCAGTAAATTTCTGCGCTAACACGTTTATACCGCCCTGACGCGATAGCTTTATAAAGTATATCAGGCACTTGGGTTACAGTGGCGATCAATTTATCGCCGACTTTTTTTAGGCCCTTGACCCACCCGAGGGCAGGCTGGCCATCTGTTAAATGTGCCTTATTGTCATGTGCCAGCTTAACTGGCGGTTTCACGCTTTCTCTTAGTTCATAGAACGCATGTATCATTTCGTTTAAATCGTCGTCGTTATATTTATCTCCATTCCAAGTCCCCACGCTGAAACATTCAACATCGAATTCATGGGTTTTAGCGTGGGTTCTGTTTTGCGCTTGAGAAGTCCTATCTGCCCATTGACAATTTTTTGGCTCATAATTGCCATTATTGTTTACCCGCTCAATTGTATATCCATCTTGTCGAAAACCCATATCCTTCATAAAATCTTCAAAACTGTCTTTCCAACGCTGACAAACTGAAATACCACGACCCCCATATCTCGCATAATCTTTATCATTGTTATTACTGCATCGGGATTTCATGGAGGTCCAAATGGAATAATCTTGCTCTCTTGTCATACTTGCTATTTTGGTCCAATTCCCTTCGGCATCTTTTACCCAGCCGCCATTTTTGACGGCACCCCATCCGATCTTAGCCGCTTTCTCGTCATCTCCTGGATATTTCCCAAGAGCAGAATTAGCGGCATTGCGCCAGATTTCCTGCGCCTCTTTGGGGAGCGCCTTCACGCCGTCCGGCAAACTTTCTAATGTTGGATATGGCATTTTTCTTATCCTCCGTGCGCGATAAAAAAGCGGCATAGTTGAAGGGTTGGCCCCAACCAGCCGCCTATTTATCGCTTGGCTCTAAGATTCCGGGGTCTTAGAGCGTTTTAATTTTACTCATTAACAGCCTTAATCATCCTCATTCTATCGGGTACTCTCTGATGGCATTTATGGCAAAGCTCATAAGGCTCTAACTTGAATCCCGCAAGGTCGTCATTAATATTTCCGAGTATACCCTTTTTGGCCGCATCAATGCAACAGGTAGTTACGTCACCATCGCTCATGACCATAATCTGGCCTCGATCCAGCCATGGGCAAAGATATTCAACCGGGCTATCGAGCCAGTCTACCTGTCCGGCCCAGTTGTTAGGCCGTGTTACGGGATCGACCGCAAGCTGTCCGTTGATCCTAAGACGCCTGAATATTTCGATCGCATTAGCTATCGGGCGCGGGTCCCCATGGTACGTTAGATCAATTCCCGTTATGCCGGCGTCCTTTAATTCCCTGGCTAAGTCTTCAGTCATCAGCTTTGCGTTAGTATTTAGGTGTAGAATCTGTCTGATTGGCAGTTTATTGCGCGAAAATCGCACCATGGCTGCGAGATTCGGGTTAAGGGTGGGCTCTCCTATACCAAAAAGATTAAGTTCTCTCTGTGTGCCCAATTTGGCGAAATAAGACACCCATTCAATGGCTTTCTCGAAAGTCTCCATGTTCATATTGCCCACTTCCCGGAACTGCTTTTGAAAAGGGGCTGGGCAATACGGGCAAGAATTATTACACAATGAACTGACTTCAATTGAATTAATAGTTGTTATCTTTTGCATATTTTTTAGGTCGAAGGATAGCCAATAAGCATGGCTGTCTATCTTGTAATTTAGTTGGATTTGGTTCATCATCTTCGAGCGCAAGCCATTGTGGTTTACCGGCATAAATTAATTTTGAACCAGCATCATCGAGGATAGAAATAGCCCGCGTTTGATAGACAGGTAAAATAATAACAGACATATTACCGCGTTTACACTCTACAATTGCTTTACGTATCCATGCCATAAGCCCTCCAGTAAAAGGAGGATTTACCCAATTCCGCTTACCCCATTTAACAGAAAGACCGTCAAAATTCTCTGGACGTGGGTGAGGGCATGGGTCAAAATCAAAATTAAATTCATTTTGTAATTTTGCCATCATATCAGGTGGTGTTTTCCAATATCGCTTATTTTCAATGCTGTTTATGGTCGTTACGGGTTGCATCTCTTACAAACCTTTCTCTCACCGGATGAATGACCTTATCGTTAGGTATGGCCATTAGATAGGGACTATTAAGCGTAAAATCGTCAGGAACGATAAAAAGCAGGTCTTTATCCGTAGCATGGGCCTCAAACCTGTCTAACCATTCCTGTTCATTTTTCATATTTATATGTGATGGATCGGTTCCCTGTTGCAGACACAGGGTGTGCGCTTGCATCGTACCCACCCTGAAGCATTCATCAAGAACATCATCTAAAATTGACTCGTCAATATGCTCAAAGAACGCTGAGCTAAAAACAAGGTCGAATTCCTTATCTCCAAAAAATGGCATGTTCTGTGCCGATCCGGGGTGGAGCGTCGGCATACAGCTATGAGAGGTAGCTACCCTGCTTATCTCGATACCATGCACGTCCTTAAACCCCCTGCTCTGCCATGCCCTCATAAATTGACCGATACCAGATCCCAGATCCAATATTTTAGCGGTTAATGGCAGACCAGTATACATCAGGCATAGATCGATTATCCAGCGTTTACATTCTTTGGCCCACTGGGGCTCCGGCGTGTCAATATATTGCATCCTATACCAACCACCACGGTATTCTTTCTCGTACCAGGAGCCGTCTATAAATTGCTGATTATCCATTGTATTTTCTGTTATATCCCTGCATCCGGCCTATCTTAACGCCGTATTGGTCCAGCTCAAAACCGCAGTCATCAAGATAATTGGCTAAGATATCGTTCGCCTTTGCCGTATCTCTATATCCGTATTGGGCAAAAGTATTATCGGTAAAATATTTTCCCTCGTCAAGACAATGTGTCTCAAGATCAAGAAAATGTACCTTCCGTAATATTTTAGCGAGCTTTTTATCGTTAGGACTGAATATCTCATATTCGCTGCCTTCGATATCGACTTTAAGAATATCAATTGAATCAAATAACGATAAAAGATGCTTAAACGATATCGTTTGCACGAAGCCGCTTTGCGGGTGAAAGTCTGCCCTGAAAAACGTCCCATATTGTCCGTGATTACGTTGTTCTGCCGACCAGTATATAGGCCTGAAATTACCCGTCTTATTAGAGACGGCTGCCCACATAGGCGTTATAATGTCCTCGGTTTGGTTTTTGTAGATATTATTTACCAACCACTTGAAATTTTCCCAATACGCTTCGACAGCAAGTATCCGCTTGAATTCCAATTCTATTGCGAAAAACAGGCTGCTACATCCGACATGAGACCCAAGCTCAAGCATTGTATTGTTAGGCCCGTTATATCCTTCCAGATATTTTACGCCCTCATCGAGAATGAACTTATCGCAATCGTCCAGGATCATGATGGTTTCCCGCTTATGGATATTCGGATGTGGGATATCAAGCATTTACAGCCTTTCGGTTGATTCCGTTTTGGAAATCTAACATAATCTCATTCGGTATCTGTTGGTGGCATGTTTTACACAACTCATACGGCCTGATAGGCCGCGCAGTTAAATCATAATGAAAGACATTACCAAACACACCAAGATTGCGGTAATCATAACAGCAGGGCGTGACAGCGCCCTCCTTCAGGACATATCCCCTGCCTTCCATAAGAGGGTCACACTGGTTCCTCAGCAGGCATTTGATCTGATTCTCCGGCTCAAGCTGGCCTGCCCAGTTATGGGATTGAATGATTACGCCGTCATTAACCACACCAGGAATCCCCACTTCTATCATGATAACGGCTGCCTTGCGCGCGTGCGCGGGAGAGTGCGGGGATAAATCGAGTTGATCCAGGCCCGCATCTTTCAGGCCCTGGCAGACCTCGCGAGTCATATTAACTCCGTTCGTGCATAGGCATACGCGCCTTTCGCCCATAATCTTTTTCGTTCGCGCTATCCGTTTGACAAGCTGCGGGTCCAGAAATGACTCTCCATCGCCATTCATGTTGACCTCCTGCTGTGTCTCACGGAGGCATAATTCCTGCAGCCATTCAAGGCTTTTATCAAAAACCCGGTCTGACATGATGCCCGGTTCCCTGGCCGGATGCTTAACCAGCAGGCGGTTAATGCAATATGAGCATTTCAGATTACAGATGTTAGATAGCTCGATAGTTGTTATGGTTTTAAGCGTTATCAAAAGAACCCTTTCTGTGGCTGTATGTTAGGGAGCCTGCTTTCCTTACCGTCCCATTCGTCTATTATCGTAACGGGGACCAAAAGACTTCGGCACTGATAATGCGCGGGAGGCGCGCCCGAGCCCCAGTCTTTTCTTATTCTACCGTTCATCGATTCGCAATAATCGCTCGTTCTGTCATCCAGGATCGCGCTGTATTCATATGCAAGGATAAACCCTTTGAATTCCGGTTGTCCGAAAAGAGCCGTACGGGCCTGGTTAAGCGCATCTGCGGTATTGGTCCTGACGATATTTTCAAGGCGGGTAGGCACATTAATTGCTCTGCCTGCCGCATCGACTTCAGGCAGTAAAGCGACCAGCGTTGTATCCTCGGATATCGCCTTAATAATCTGAGCCAGGGTCTTATCATACTTTATGCCATTTTCGATAACCTGCTGGACTGCCTTTAAAATATCGGCCTCTATTATCCCTGCAATCGTCATGGTCTTAGCGGCCAAGAGCTTTTCTACCTGATCTTTATCCAGGCCTGGCCGGATCGTTTTTGCATATACCTGTTTCGGCAATTCCCGCTTTGCAAGTTCATATCCGTCTTCGAGTGTGCGATTCAGGTTTTTCCGGATGCCTTGCTTTAGCCTGCGTAAAATTGCATTATTTATACCAAGGCCAAGAAATTCCTTGAGTTGCACATTGCCGAGGGATCGATCTCGCACAATATTGATTATTTGTTTCTCGATCGTTACTCGGGTTTCGGCCATGCTCTGTTTTAGATCATCGAGGAATTTACCGTCCTGCTCATCCAGGGTCGCCTTCAGGATCGTGAAATCAATTCGTTTTAGCCAGGGCCGTTCGGCGAATTCTTTCCTGATATGCTCCTGTTTTTCTTTAGGCTGCGCGGATATCCAGTTTTCGATATCCTCTTCTGTTGGCTGTTCTGCCGGTAATTCATCTGCTACAGGTTCTTCCTCTCCTTCCTCTGGTTCCGTCTTATCAGGGAATCCGAGGATCTGACGGATGTATCTTTCATCAGATTCGCTCTTTGTCACCGCGCCCTTGCTCACAAGATCTGCCCACTGTTTTGCTATCTCTGCTTTTCGATCGTCAGAGATAGGCTCAAAACGGAACCACGGGAAGTCCTCAGTCCCGAAATTCCAGACAGAAAGTTGCCTGAAGAGCTGCTCGTTAAGTGTTTCCTCCAGTCGCTTTGCGATAATATCCAGAATCCAGAAAAATGCGTTAAGTTGCGTCTTGGATTGAGCGTAACTGCCGGTCTCCCCCTGTTCGGACAGGCCAAGGAGGTTTGGCACAAGGATTGATTTTGCGATAGCCTTATCATGTAGCGCAATGGCCTTCTCAAAGGCATCGGTTCTGACCGGTTGAAATTGTTGCAGATCTATCTTATCGGGCAGGTGAGCAGCCATGCGGGCAGAAATGTTATTGAGCAGATCTTCAAGGTTATTTTTTTCATTACCGATCAAGACCCCCTTAACTTTGGCCCAAATGAAACCGCTCGCATGGCGCTCAAGAAAAATATTATAGAACCTGATCGTGATATCCTTCGACCAAAAAGCGCGGTAACACGCCCGCAGATCCGATTCGCCGTAAAATCTATTGACATCAGGCTGATGTACGAAATGTATAATTGCTGAGATAGGAAGCTTGATTTCTTTCCCGCCTGCAAGCTGAACAAGTTCTAAAAGATTTCCATGCTCATCTGACCGGAAACCGCCATCGAACGTCTCGAATGGCCTGAGCTTAATGTCTTTCAGGCCCCAGTACGTTTTGCCATCATAATCTATCGGCTGGAATATCTTTT